AACGTGAATTGACTAGAAGTCATAGTCTTCACCTCCGTCTGGATTTAATCCATCTTCGGAATCCGGAAGCGAACTGCTTCGCAGATCAGACAGCAAAGCCTGTAGATCCGAAGCTTTAGGGCCCGCACCCTTGTCAGGTGCAATCTTAAATACGACCGGCTCTCTTTGCAGAGCGTCTGGGTATTTCTCCGCGAAGTATTGGTAGATTTTACCAATACGGACACACGATTCAAGAGTTACCTCTGAATCGCAAGGCGAGTTGTTGATAACACGCATGTGTTCTTCAACTTCTTCAAACAAGCTTTCTTCATAACGAAGAAGCTTGGGCTCAGAGTCATCAACTTCATGTTCACCAACGCGTTGAACGTGATGTTCAGGAAGAGGCTTTCTAAAGCCTCTCGCTTCGGCGTCAATACCGGAGCGGTTGAATCCGTGCATGTATTCACGTGCATCTGAGACCTGATCTACTAAGTTGGAGAGTTCTCCTGATTGGAGTTTGGCTCTCACTTTATCGTAGATATTACCAGAAACTGGACTCTGTTCCAGATCCAGTTCTGGTCCTAAACCAAACGGTTTAGGGATTGCCTCAATTTCAGCTGTGATTGTCCTAAAACTAGGAAACCCAGTCACAAATTGCTCGGGACCATAATAACTTATGGCTTCTACCAGAGCACCGAGATCGGTAAACTCAGGAAGTTTCTTCTTCTTGAAGATGCCCTGCGGTGTGATGAATGTCGAACAGAATTCAACACAACGCTGTGAGGAGATAGATTTAGAGGTGTTCACCTTTAAACCTATGTCGTTACAAATGCGCTCGTATTCCTCTGCAACGAGAGAATTACGTATGACGCAGTCATCCCCGACTATCCAAGCATAATGCTCGGTTTTGGTGGGGTATCGCCCATGAACCCTTGTATAGGCCCATGCGGCCAGCAATCCATTACACATGGATGCTAGAGGGAACGAAGGATAGGAGCCCATCGGCGTCCCAGTGCCGTAACGTGCACTGTATCCTTTGCGGAGGACAGACAAGTCGTAAAGACCTGTGCAGACTGTATCCATGATATGGATATCATAGTCTGTAACTATCCCAATATCCTTGAGTGTTTCAAGGACCGGACGTTGAATCTTCTTGTATGAGAAGTTGTCCGTGAACGAGGATTGATCAAATGACTTGATCTCATCCGGGTTCGCTTTCTTGATGTTTCGAGAGACGATTCTCTGAATGTCTTCTCGAGCACCATCTTGATCGTCAACCCATTGAATAGTTGTCTGAGTGTTGATTGACTTCAACACACGTCCGATAGGGAACGACAAGGATCCCATTATCGGTGACATTATGACCACTACACGTGGCTTCATACCATTCTTTGGAGAAATGCCTACTTTGCCAGTAGGTGTTTCATTCTCGAATGGGGCTGGGAATGTATCCACATCCCATTCCGCCTCCACATCTTCTCCGTAGAGAGTGCGGCTGAGGAACTCAGAAGGATCCTCAAGGGCTAAACGCTGAATAGAGGGAACTCTAATCGCGTTTGTCATGTCGAACAATTTGTCATTGCTTCGACTGATTGACTCACATTGGCCGTTTGGTCCAATGTATACCATGTGCTTCTTGTCCGAAGAAGCAATGGACCATACAGGTTGGTATTCCTTGTCAGGAATTACCATACCCTCGGTGAGATAGGGAACGTACGCCTTGACAAAGGCTACGAATCCATCGACCACTTGCTGGTCGATCTCAGTGGAGTGAACTATCGACTGATAGTTCTTGACCTTGTCCTGTCTGGACAATCTGGTGTCCTCCCGAAGGACGACAGACTTCAGATTGGTCATGCCGGCCCAGATCATCTGGGTTTTCGGCGAGGTCGGCTCTAGCTCCAGAATCGCATTTAAGATTCGGAACGGCCCTCCATAGACGGATTTTGTTGAACCGTCTTTCCTGTCTACCTGTACAGTGTTAGACAGATGAGGTGTCGCCATAGGATCAATGTTAAATTGTCCTATTAAGGCAGACGTGAAGACTATGCTGATTTCATCAGCTGCTTCTTTGTAGGTTACATCCTGCATTTTACTGAGGATTCCTACCAGGGCTTGAATCTCTGTGAATGGGATTTCTCCCACCAAGAGTGCCTCTAAATGGCCGCACAGAGCTTCGGATGATTTGACATCCATTTCATCACCTCCTTAGTACGTCACGTACAAAGGTTTAGGTGGTTGACTCTGCACGCGACAGGCTGCCTGAATACATCAGGCTCTTGTCAGTGTCCGGACTCCCGTGACTGGTGAGTCCCCACTTTCTATGTCGCTCGTAAAGCA